TAAGCATCTCGATGAAGTGGGACCCTTGGGTCGTGAGGCTCAGGAATCCTCGTACTTCAGTGCGAGGAGTAAGTCAAACAAGTCCTGTTGTTCTGTGTTTCTAGCTAAGCAGTTCAATGGGCATATGTAGTTTGTTGTTTTTGTAGCACCAAACGCTATAGGGTAATGTCCTATGGCTATTTTAGTAGTAATCTTTCCAGCCTTTAAGAAGGAGTATCACAATGTCTGTAACAATCCTATCAAGCACAGCAGCACCATCAGATCAAACTACTCGTTTTCGTTCACGTGTATACAATCAACTTAAAAGCTTGGTTGCTCTGAATGGTACTGAAGTCAGTAGCAAGGATGATAATAGAGTCATCCTGATCGAGAACAATCTTCAATACGTACCAGATTTCCGGTTGGTCTGGTGCGATGTGAAAAAACATTTTCGCGTCTACATCGATCTCGCCTATACGGATACGATTGTGAAGAATCGTTCTGGTTACCCTATCTGCACTATTCCGAACAGCCTTGTGTTGTTTGGGTTTGCAGTGATGTACCAGTTCCTGCACAAGAACCGTGCTAACAAGAAAGCCTAATTAAAATCCCACCCACCTGCCAACATGTGGTGGCAGGTGTGGTACTTTAGCCAATTTTCTTTAAATCAGGAGATATTCGTGAGCATATTGTCAGACATCGAGATCAGGGAGTTGTGTGAAAATACAGATAAGCCAATGATCTCACCTTTTGTATCTCAACAGGTTAAAGAAGTTGATGGTAAGAAGATCATCAGCTATGGTAATAGTTCATATGGCTATGATATTAGACTAGCTCCTGAGTTTAAGGTCTTCTCTAATATCTCTTCAACTATCATCGACCCTCTTGATTTTGATCATGATAGTTATGTAGACAGGGTTGGTGATTATGTCATTATCCCACCGCATTCGTTTGTGCTTGGTAGGTCTGTTGAGAAATTCAATATACCTAGGGATATACAGACGATCGTGCTGAATAAATCCACTTATGCTAGATGTGGCATCAATTGCCTGGCTAGCCCGCTGGAAAGCGAATGGTGTGGCTATGTAACACTCGAATTCAGTAATGGATCTCCTTTGCCAGCTAAACTCTATGCCAACCAGGGATGCGCTCAGGTTCTCTTCTTTAAAGGGAAGATACCATGTGAAGTTAGCTACGCCGATCGTAAAGGTAAGTATCAAAATCAAGAAAGCACCATCGTACTACCTAAAGTATGATACTTCCTCCTGGAGCCTATATGGCTGTCCAGGAGGAAGTAGTATGTCATTGATTTTTTGATTATCCGAGGCTAGATACTGCTTCAGAACCAACCAACTCGGCTTCTTGCTTGTAGCCAATGTTAGCAGCCTGAACGTCAGCAGCAAGGTTCTGAATGAAGCTCGGACGCATGAACGGATCAGCATTCTTGATGTTGATCTGGTTCAAGATGTTCTGAGCAAACACATTAACACCGATACCATACTGGCTAACACCAGTGAACTCGATGCTCAGGTTGTTAAGCTCAGAAGCAGAAGTCAGATCGCGCTTACCGATCACTTCACCATTACCCTTCGGGAACATGTTGGTGGTGACCCAAGCTTGCACGATTTTCGAATGCGTAGGATCGGGTTCGAAGAACAAACAAGTCATCGAATACCAGTCAGCCAGCATATCGGAAGGAGCCTGACCAAGCGTAGCAGCCAAAGCGAATTTAGTGTCAGGATCCATCAGACCATATCGAATCCAGTAATCAAGCAGCGTCTGGATCGGACGACCGTACTTCTCAACGAACCCAAACACCGGCTCAGTGCGAGCACGCTTGACATCGATAACTTCCTGCTGCATCTCACCAGCTCCGCCAACGGGATGCTCATCCAGTTCAACGGTCAAACCAGCGTTAAAACCTTCGATAGTACGAACATGAAGCTCCATAAGGGACTTCAGAGACTGCACCCACTTCTCAGGGTTGGGAAGCAGAGTAAACAACTTCGGAGCTTCCAGCATGATGCATACGAGGTTGCGACGAACATAGGCTTGGTTAGAGATCCACTCTACCAAGTTAGGGGACCAGCCTTGTTGGCCACCATGGGACAAATCAAGCATGGGTTGATTGGCGTTTACAGCATAACCAACACCAGCACCTTGCCCTCCAAGAATTGCATCAGTCAAACGTGCCATGTTTTTCTCCGAAGATAAAAGTTGTTACCGGTAACCGATCCCATGTTCTTCTTTAACATAGAACCAGAAAATTCTCAGTGGATATCCATACTATTGCCTGGAGTTTTTGTCTTACAGTTAGTAGGTATTTTCTCCTCAACTGATATTGAAGAACCTAACCGTCCAGCCCTCGTGAGGCCGGACGGGGGTTCTCTTCAGCCCCAGGAGAATGACGGCTTTGAAACCATTTAAATAGCCTATATACAACCAAGCTATTCAAAGAAGAAGATATCTATTACTACACCATACGATGGTATCTGATTCTACCATGGTCAGATATATACTACTTGAGATAGCCATTCTTTATACATTTTTCAATCCATAGAGATCTATCCATACCCATGGCTTCTGTAGCAAATATTCTCTTAGCCGTCCCATCATACATACCTATGATAGTTCCTTCTGGTAATGGTTGGTTTGAGAATAACCCCTTACCTTTCCTACCTGCATCTTCAATATAAGTGAGTTTTTCATCAGTGAAACTTCCCATCTTCAGTCTCCTGTAGATAATTCCAGTGTATTTCATTAATCCATGTTTTTAATCCATGGCTCGTGTGAGAAATGAATGATTACTACTTACACTCACGACCTATTGATTAAATACTCCTATAGAGCCCTGTAAAAGGCTCTATGGGTGGTAAATTATCTTTTCAATATCCTAGCATGGTATGATCACATATATAGTACATGAGAGCTATAGATGGCTCTGTTAACCAACAAGGAGCAGGAAGATGAAGAAACAAAGAGAATGGCATGGTAAGCGTTATTTACCAGAATATAAAATCTGGGCTGCTATGAAAGAAAGATGTTATAGAAAGAATGATAAAAGATACCATCGTTATGGTGGTCGCGGTATTACAGTATATCCAGAATGGCGTGATTCTTTTCAAGCTTTTTACGACTATATAGGTCCTCGTCCATCTCCAAAACATACGCTCGATCGCATTAACAACGATGGTAACTACGAGCCTGGTAATGTTAGATGGGCCACACAAGAAGAACAGGCTAATAATAGATCTAGCAATTTCATGGTAACAATCCCAAGTACAGGTCAAGTAATGAATGCTACCGAAGCATCGAAGTTATTAAATATAAATGAATCGACAATAAGAGCAAGATGGAAGAATGGTTTAAATATAGAAATGGAAGTACCAAAACGGATTTTTAGTTTAACCTATAAAGGTGAACAAAAAACTCTCAGCGAATTATCGCTTATATCTGGATTAGATAGTAATACCATAGCTAAGAGAATATCTAAAGGCATGAGTGTTGAAGATGCTGTAGATACCCAACTAATGCATGGTAGAAAATACATGTACCGAGGAAAGATGATGAAGATATCACAAATAGCCTCTTTACATGAGATAGAAGATAGAGTACTACGTAAATATCTAGATAAAGGAATCGATCCAGCTGAAGCAATAGCTGAAATTAAAAGAAAATATATCAATGTAATAGATAAAGAAACTGGTGAGATTAAAACATTAACACCAAGAGGTTTGCAAAGATATATAGCTAGTAATAAATAAACATGTATATCCACGGTCATGGAATTCCATGACCGTGGATATAGTTATATAATTACTTACTGGTCAAGATCGGAGATTCTATAGGCTTGAACATAGGTAACCATGACCGTTTTGAGGTTAGGACTATAGAGTTTTATGGGGAGGGTCCAACTATAGCCACGAAGAGTATCCATCTCGGTATGATGAGCATCCGGGACAACGACATAACGTCCATCGAATGCGTCTTTAACGCGATTGGATACGAAAGCATTGACGCGTTCTTCCAGCTGGCTGTCAGTAAGACCAGACACACCAGAGAACTCACGCCAAGTAGCATGGGCGATCTTGTTCAGCCAGCAGCAGGCCATAGCCGTGAAGTAGCTGTTCAGGACCGAGGTATCGTCATTATAAACCGTCTTGAGTGCCGGGAAGAAACAAGCACGACGATCATATCGACCAACCCAGTTCAAACCAACATCCCAGTAACGGTTCCTGATACTCTGGCTAACCCATTTGATCGAGATGTCGGTCATGTAATCGACGATAGAGCCAGGAGCACCGTCAAAGTTATAACCGTTCTTCCATTTACCATTACCAGCACCCATATAGCGTGCAGACTTAATGGCGATCTCAGCAGAAAGCGGCAGGAAGTCGCTATATTGAGAATTACGGAGTTTACCAGAACGACCGATGATCATACCGCGGGTAACTGGAGTACCGAAGTAATCAGACTCAGGGAAGTTCTGCAGACGTGAACGCAGGGCTATGGCGATGGATTGCTCTTCTGCTGAATTGAAGATACGATCATCAGCTTGATGGGTAGCCAGCATGACGAAGGTGTCATGGCGAACACCAATGAAGTTACAGAGAGCATATTTGGCTTCGAGCGGGAATCCAGAGTCATAGACGATGGACTCAACGTGGAAAGCCAGATCCATGAGCTCGTCATTCTTATCCAGATAACGATCCATATACTCGATAACCAGTTCTGCAAAGACTTGGTTATTCATTGTGCCGTCAGATCCGCCATTCATGAAGATGTTGGTGTATTGCGACCAACGAATGGAGTCAGCGTCATCAACGAGATGGATCGAGTGATAAGGAGTACCTTCAGAGGTGTTGAAGGTCAGATAGTTGACGAGGAATTTATCTTCAGGATCGGTAGTGAAATCAGAGAACCCATCGATATGCGGAGCTTCTGCTGCATGGAACATGGTCAGCAGGGCTTCGATGTTGTCTTGGTAGATAGCCACTTTGTCCATGTCACCATACACGGCAGGATAACGCAGATCCTGGGTGTTGTTGTAGCTGGACATCAGAAGCTTGCCCATGAAGACTTCTTGGTCGGTAGAAGGCTCGATGGTATCTTGCTTGGTAACGAACATCACGTTCTGATCATTGAAAATCGTGGTAACGATTTTCGGAGTAGCCATAGCGTCACGACGACGGATGGACTGGAAGTAGAACGGGAATGCACGCTTCTCTGACATCAGGCGAGAAGGATAGTTAGTTTGAGTACGGCGATCAAGCGGCCACATACGGAAACCGCAGTTGTTCGAGTATTCACCGATATGAGCACTGAGGAACTCATAGATCGGATACATTTGGGATTGAGTTCCAGTGACCGGATCGGTCTGAGTACCGGGTTTGATCGTGGCTGTACCGAAGTTCTCAACGTCTGCGTGAGTGAGACGGTTCGACATCACCCATTTGACTTTATAGCCAGTTGTAGTGCCGGTGATGATGGGAGCACCGTTGGCATCGGTTTTGATCGAACCATCGATGTTGCGCTCATAGAGGTCAACGTCGGTGGGGAGTACATCAAGCCAGAGAGAAACGTTAGCCAGAGGACCTGCGTCATGAGGAATCATGCGCTGGATCATGGATATGTTGCCTTCTGCGTTAACGATGTTAGCGAAGACGGTTTGGTGGTTGGCATACTTGGAACGCAGATCAAACGTGTCCATACCGAACATGTTGATACGTTCAGCGCCTACGACCAGTTGAGGATCAGTCGGACCCTTTTGTGCGAAGAGAAAGAACTTCGGGCAGTGCTGCGGGATAGCTTCTGGTTCGCGCGGAAGCTGACGCGTGCTCAGGTCTTGGATACCACGTTCAATGACCATCGGAGCGGCGTTGATGATATACTCAGCCATTTCTGATAAACTCCTAATGAGACTAGGAAAAGCCAGAGACATCTGTCATTCCTGGCAGTGTTTGTTATCGTCCTTTTTCTATGAACGATAGATGGTACTGATAGTGAGATTACTGTGGTAACCAGCACTGACTATACACTATTATTACTAGTGTTTGAGAGATCTTGTGAGCGGCGGGATGGCCACTCACAAGATACTCGCGGTTGTCCCGTATGATGATTTCTTTTTTTGCTTTAAAGCCTGCTGATGAGCAGATCCTTCAACCTAGGAGATGATGATGATTTTTTTGAATGCCTATGATACTACCGTCGGGTCTATGACGGATCTTCGTATCACGGAAAAGATGCTCAAGGAGGCCTTGATCAAGGATCTGTCCTATATGAACAACTTTGGGCTGAATAAGGTTGGGGATATATCTCCTGTGTTCATCACTGGCTATGGTAGTAGTGAGAGCGTTATTCCGTTTTTCAGCCATCCGTTGTTGATCGATAGTGGTAAGGATCAGAAGTTTTTGTTTGCTGATATCCGGCCTTTTATGCGTCAGAAGAGCGCTGCTGAACGTCCTAGTGAAGTTGATGTTAAAAATGTGACGGAGTTTGCTTTTAGCAAATCTAGGATGGTGTTGAGCTTAGCTTGGCTGGCTGGCATGGTTGGTGGTATTAAAAATGACTTGAGTTTTGCTGGTATGGTATATGCTAACTGGCTGAGTGAGGTCATTAGTAAGAAATATGGACTTGATCCTAAGGACCAGCTGGTTGTCACCATCGTTGCTCATTACTTCTATCAATCTCTGTTTGAGAAAGAAGTTGATGAACATGTGTTACAGAAGTTTGCCGTTCAGACAGCCAAGGTTACTAAAGCACCTACTAGTATGATCTTTGAAGTGTTTGATCGTGCTGGTAAGTTGAGTGATCTGAAGTCTTTCTGTAGTGGTGTTATTTCTGCTAGTGAGAATGTTCGTTTGCATGACTTCAATGTCGGTATGCTGATGTCCATCATTAGCAATAGCTGGTATGGGCATAATAGCCGTGATATCATACCTGTTGGGCTGGAGCATCCTCCTACTTGGTGTGCTATCGTCTATATGGCGTTGACTGAGCGTACTTATAAGAACTTCATGATCGCTCGTGTGTGTGAACGTATTGCTAAGTATGGCAATGGGGATGGGTTCACTAAGGCCTATGCTTCCTATGTTCAGCAATTTACTCAGCATGTTGGTGTTGAGGAATTGGTGATTCGTGACTTTGTGGATGATTGATCGTGGCCGATAGCCTGGTTAATTTCGCATTGGAGAGGATTTGGTGTAATCCTCGCCAAGATAGTCAATATACTATCAAACCAAAACGGATGACTCCTGAATATGGGGCTACTAACCGTTTGGTATTATTGGACAGGGTGATAGATTTACCTAGTAATAATGAGGTATATCACGTTTTCCAGATTGGTCAAATACTTACAAGTACTGTCAATATCTCTCGTGATTTGCCTGATTGGTTACCTGATAGGTGGATGAGCTTATATGAGAGCGTTGGTGTAAATGACGTTACTTGTATGGTCTATGATAGCAGGGGTTTGATGGTTCCTGGATTTACATGTTACTTCATGTACATGGATGAAAGGAACCTTGTTCTTGCTATCAAACAGACTAACAAGGTTCCTGTTGATTATAGGAATGGTAATTTCTATTTGAGGGTTTATCGCAATACCTATTACAATAGTGATAGGTATGATGGGGTTAATGAACTGATTATCATTGGTGATAGGCTTAACTCTATCCAGGCTATCGTTGATTTTCAGACTACTTATGATGGGTATAAGAACCTACCTGGTGGTTGTTTCTGTTATGTCAATGGTTATTTGGTTGAGAGTATTGATTTGATTACTGCTCAGCCTGGTGACTATGTTGAGTTTTTGTATGATCCATCTGTGATGAGGATCGTATCGTTCAAGATAGATGAACTCAGGACATATTTAAGTGAGTTGGATAATAGTCGGAAGTTTCTGATTCATTATCCATTTGAGAGTAATGAACCTATCGAATTCTTTGATGATAACGAATGCTTCATCGTTAAGAGGGATGGTGATAGGTATAAAGGTATTTACCAATACCATCACAGACCTAGCGCTATGAGGATGGTTACTCATCGTGACTATGGTGTATCGGTCGATGATGTTGTTAATCAGGCTGGTGGTTTAAATATCCTGATTGATAATGGTGAGGCTGATTATAGAGAATATGAGTTCAGGATGTATATCAGACATAGTGGGTATGATCGGTCACTTGTCTATATACACCATAGACTTCATGAGTTGTATAAACTCAATGAAGAATGGGTGATGGAATCATTATTGGGTACTGGTGACTCTACCAATGTCTGGCGCTGTGAAGTGCTTGAGAATGACGCTTATGCTAAAGTAATGTCGTCTCTGGATGGACAATTTACTAAGCAAAATGTCATAGATGCTCTTGGTTATAATAGCATCAGTACTTACTATGCCAATACACCACAGAGTTTACCTGGTCCTAATGGTAATTATGTCGATTTACCAGCTTTATTGCAAAATAACAGCACTGTCTATGAATACGATTCTGATGGCAAAATGATAGGCTGGCATCACCATGAAAATGGTCAAGCATATATAGCCAATACAGCTGGTGCTGTTAGGTTGGAGGTTATTAGAGGTAGAGGTACATATCAACCAGAGCAGTTGTTTGGCACTAAGACTATCTCCATACCTAGCGATTGCAATTATCGTATCTATGTTACTCATTTCTTCAACGGCACCCATGCTACATGGGATGATATAACTGGCTTGGATGAGTTATATACAATTGAAAATGGAGTACTAACATATATACCAGATGAACCTAACGTTTTGTTAATGGTTCGTACGGATAGAACATTCCTGGCTTATGACTTCACTGTAACTGCTAGTAATGGTGTTGTTGCTTTTGATATAACGGAAGTAACTAACACGCTTGGTAGTGCTCAAGTTCTTGATCTTGAGATACCTTGGTTACAGTTAGATGTCTTCATGAACGGCTATAGTTTAATAGAAAACATCGACTATAGATTGGATATGCCTAGGTTGGTGATATATAGCAAACGCTTTCTTAACCAACCTGCTTTTAATACTGAGCAAGATATCCATATACGGTTCAGAGGCCTATCTGTCGACGGTAAGACATGGGAACATCCTCAAGATATTGGTTACATCGAACATGGTTTCTTAAGTAATAATAACAAGTTTGATGTAAGAGAAGACCAAGTTCTGAGGATCGTTACGAATGGTTCTTTGAAAACCAGAGATGAGGTTGAGTTCTCTGAGGAACATAGCGGTATAAGTATATTGGATGCTAGGAATGGCATGCCGTATATGATCCGCGATATAGCTGTTCCTATGAAAGAACTAGTCGATCAGGATAGTTATGAGTTCAGGGAAGAATCCCTTCTTATGAATAAGGTAGTTAGTGACTACATGTCATTGAAATTACCTCAACCTACTCGTGATGGTATATTTGCTATACCAGAGAGGTATGCTACCTATAGTCCGTTCATATCTGCTATATTGTTCGCTATTAAGAGTGGCGGTATAAGTCCTGAACAATATACTCGTAACCTGTCAGATCATGAAGCTAGGGATATATGTGCTCCTTATGAGCCGTGGCTTGTTTATGACAATATCTCTAGTGAAAATGTTCCTGATAGCAGATTCGTAATCATACATCCGCACCATCATTACAATGTAATGATGGTAACCTTGCATGCATATCGCTTCCTCATGCAAGTTATCAAGATTTATGCTAGCGCTCCTGTTGAGCTGTCTGGCTTCGTGGCTATAGAAACTTAAAGAGGAATAGCATATGCCTGATAACCTTGTTGGTATCATCGGAACTGATAATATCGTTCCAGTTTACGATCCTAATGGTCGATGGACTATATGGGAAAAGTCCGAAGTTTGGTCTGGTGATTTGGGTCAAAATCGCTATGTCCCAAAAATTCGAGATTGGGTGATCGACGCTGATCAATATGTAGTTTGGATCGTAACAGCATTGGATCCGATTACACTGGTTCCTACTCTTAAGGAAATCAAACCATCTGGTGTTTCCTATGTTATCTCTACCATGGATAAACTCCTTGGTGGTGATGTTAAGAGCACCGACACCTATCGTGCTTATCTAGATACCAGTGTGATACCTCATACTCTTGATATAGATAAGAGATGTCGTGTATATGGTTCTACCGTTAGCTCGTTTAAGATCTTCCGTGGTAATGATCTCAGTGATAACGGTAATGTCATTTCTCAGAAATACGACGCTCAAGGTAACTTTGCTGGTAATACCATAGAGCTTGAGCTCGTAGCATTTAATAGCCATGACAACTATGCTGTTAGAGCACCTCGTACCTGTAACTGTATGGTACAGATGCCTGATGGTGAAACCGTGACTGCTGTTTTCTATGATGACGTTGGTCATGTAGTAGCTAGACAGCAGTTATTGGTTGTCAACACTTCGTTTGTACGTCCTGCATATGCTGAGGAGAAATATATCACTCATGTTACACTTGAGAGTAATTTCCTATCTCCAGCTGTAGATAACGTATTGAGGTTCCCGCTCAATGTCCCGTTGACTGGACTGAATTTATTTGGTCGTGTTCACTATAGCGATGGTAGTACTATGGATCTTCCCATCGATGGTAGTAAGTTCTCCATCATCGGACTTGATCAATATGTATCTACTATCGTTGGACAAAAGGTAGAAATCGTCCTCTCGTATCGTCTTACTCCTGGTGAGGCTACCTACAATGCTGTAACTGGAGATGGTAAATTTATTACTGCTGGTTATAACTTAATCTCTGTAGAAGCCAATAACTCATATACAGTTAAATTGTTTGGTTATCCTGAATGGATAGATCAATATCAAGGTTATCGCATGCGTTGGTTCATGCTCAATCTCGATAGAAACATGATGCAGGATGTAACACCATTCGTTCGATGGGCTGATAACACTGGTCCTTTTGATCCTCTTGGATATGGTGTTATCCAACGTCGTGCTGTATCAATTACACTCAGCGATATTTCTGGTGCTTATCTTGGATATATCCATACACAAGTACTCGACATAGTCCTACGTGGTGAGCCTCAAGCTTATGAAACTCCATGGGAGATAGCTCAAGAGGTTGTAGCTAACCGTGGTCTCTATGGACAAGGATTACGTATTGATAGGGATTTCAATAACAAATCTCAATTCACCATACACTCGAACATAGTTGATCCTGAGGAATGGTTGCAGAAGGTCTATTACAGAACCTATCCTCTGGTCAATCCTGAGAGAGAAGTTAATCCAGTTGTACCGACTCACTTCGATATTATCTATGGTAGCTACACTCTTAGATATAGTATCGATAAATGGAATGATGTTCTGAACATCGGTACTGAGATTCCTGTTAATAAGACAGTGTATATTAGGTTCGTTAAAGAAACCGTATCTGGAGATATGATACTTTCTTTAGCTGCCATGGTAGTAAAGAGCTAATATCAAGTACTCTAGACAGGCTCAGGCCTGTCTAGAGTACTCTAAGCTGCTATTCCTTTAGATCACTAATGATTTTATCCAGATAGTGATTAAGCAATACATCTGATACTACTTCGTCAGTAAACACAGAAGCAAACAAGACATCGACAGTCAGTAGTTGAATGTCGTTGTATTCTTTTAATCTATCTGGTAAATCATGATGGATTTCAGCCTTGACTAGAAAGGTCTTGCTGAAAGTTAACAATGGTCTCTTGCGACGATCTTTCATAATGCTGAAGGTAAGAGACCTACCTTCATCGATGCGAGTCTCCATAACACGAAATGGAGTAAAATTATCTGCCATATCGCTACGAATGAACTCGCATTTTGCTTTCACAAGCAGCCATTTAAACAAACGGGTAATCATGCCCATAATTGCAAGACCTCCGAAATTAGCTTCCAAAGGATTCGGGCACTTTTCTTGAATACCTACATGCCAAGTGGGTATTTAGTCAGGAGATTTGTATGATTTTGTTTAAAAAAGACTGGGCAGCCTATCCAGGTAGCATCATAGATGTCAGAACAAAAAACCAAACATTTCTAAGGCTAGCTGCCTTATACAGAGATCTCGGAATATCCAATAATTCATTCTTATTAGCTTTACATAACCCAGAACTACAAGGTATAGATCCTCACTCTGAAGATCTTACTGAGAAACAAATGGCTATGATAGCTATAGAGATATCTGAAAATCCATGGTATTTCTTTAGAGAAGTTATCAGGATACCGATGGTTGGTTCTCCCATACCTTCTGAGTTTAAGGCTCATCGCGGTAACATAGCTCTATATTGGCTATTCTTCAACCATATTTTTATTATACTAGAACAGATCCGTCAGACTGGTAAATCAGTCGGTTGTGATTGTCTACACATCTACAACATGAATGGTGGAACTACTAACACTCAGGTAAACATCATCACTAAAGACGACACACTTAGGACTAACAACCTAGCTCGTCTTAAAGAGATGCAGGATTTATTACCATGGTATTTGAATTTCAGAACACGCAATGACATTGCAAACACTGAAATGATGACCATTAAAGCACTCACCAATGAAATACGTGCACATGTTCCAAATAAATCACCTAAAGCAGCTTACAAGATCGGTCGTGGTCTAACATCTCCTATCTTCCAGATAGACGAAGCTGCATTTATTGATAACATCGCTATCATCCTTCCATCTGCACTAGCTGCTGGTACTGCTGCAAGAGAGCTAGCCAAACAAAACCATCAACCATACGGCACCATCCTAACCACAACTGCTGGTAAGAAAGATGATCCGGAAGGCGGTTATGTTTATAACATGATCCAAGAATCAGCTATCTGGACAGAACATATGTTAGATGCTGAGAACCATGAAGAGTTAGAAGACATCATCAGAAAAAACTCATCAGCTAACGCTCGTGCTAATTTATCCGAACATCGTGGTAAAGGTGTGTTGCGAGTATATGCCTCATTTACACACAAGCAGCTAGGTAAAACCGATGAATGGTTGGCTAGATCCATCGAAGATGCTAACGTTAAAGGTGAAGATGCTGATAGAGACTTCTTTGGTGTATGGACATCTGGTTCTATCTTGTCACCATTCACAGCACAAGAAGCTGCTAGGATGAGAGCCTCAGAACAGTCTACTTACCATCAAGTCATCATGAAACCTGGTGCATATATCGTCAGATGGTATATACCGGAACAACATCTAGAAGCTAGGATGAATCATGGTAAGTTCATCATGGCTCTTGATACATCTGATGCAGCTGGTGGTGATGATATTGGTATGTTGATAAGGGATATCGAAACTGGTGCTGTTGTAGCTGCTGGTACGTATAACGAAACCAATCTAATCTTGTTTGCTGATTGGTTGGTTAACTTCCTTCATACATACCAAAACGTTACACTCATACCAGAACGTAAATCATCAGCCATTACTATCATAGACTATCTATTGATTAAGATGCCGGCTGTTGGTATGGATCCATTTAAACGGATCTACAATACCATAGTCCAAAACTCACATGAAGATAAAGATGCTTATAACCGCATAGCTAAACCCATGCATGTGCGTGGTGATAGTCTATACGTTGAGTATAAGAAGTCTTTTGGTTTTGTCACCTCTGGTAGTGGTCTAACTAGTCGTAGCGAGTTATACAGCACAACACTAACAAGTGCTGTTAAATATACTGGCGATACCATCCATGACAAAAAGACCATCGACCAAATACTCAGCTTAATGATAAAGAACGGTCGTGTCGATCATCCTCAGGGAGGGCATGATGACATGGCGATCTCATGGCTCTTATCTTACTGGCTAATGATCCATGGTCGTAAATTAGACCACTATGGTATCAATTCAGCTGTTATACTATCCATGTCAACTACCAGAGCTCATGAAGTTTCATCTGGTAATGCCTATGACAATCAATACCAGCAATACATCCAAGCTGAGATAGATAGAATCTCAGAAGAGATCAAAAAAGAACGTGATGATTTCATAGCTTATAAACTAGAAAATCGTCTCAAGAATCTATTCAATGAAATGACGTCATATGGTAATTCAGCGATGTCTGTCGACGATATGATCCGTCAAGTACAAAAAGAACGTAGTCTTCGTCAAAGATCCCGTATGTATCGATGATCATTAAACATCTCCTGGAAGCAATCACAGGCTTCCAGGAGATGTTTTATCTGACATAACCATGGTCACATATATACTACTTGAGATAGCCAGCTCGATTTGTTTAGGAGGAAATATCTTGTTCTTTACGCTATGGTGAGATTCGAATTATTCCTTGCTAAGGGACTTCAAAAGCTCGGATGACGGATAGCGCTGGCAAGCGGGAGTAAAATAATGCCGCCATAACACACGGCGAGTAGCGTGTTAGATTAAATCAACTACAAGGAGATGTAAATGGAAACAAAAGAATTGGTGTTCCAGCAGGTCGTTGGGAGTATTATTGCCAACTCGGACGACCTCATCAAAGGGTCGTTGGTAGCATTCCTCGACACACTGACGATCATACCGTCGTGCGGCATCAGTGTCGTTGAAGTGAAGGATGTCCGCGATTTCACTGGTGCTTTACTGGCTGGATACGTATTCTCTGTGGTACCTTCGCTGGATGATTGCAATCTCTCATTCGAAGAGGTTTCCAAGAAGGCCATGATGCAACGCTTCGTTGCGATTGAGAACGGCCGAGCCACCAAGTACCTGAAGTACGGTGAACTTGGCCGACAGCAACAGTCGGTCTCGATCAACTGACAACATCCCCGGAAGCCACCATAGGCTCCGGGGATGTTATTTTTTTTATCCACCATATGCGTGTTTTGTAAATGCTCTTAGGGAAATGTATAAGAATAATCCATTCCTAAGAGCAGCCACTGTTTGGTTATTACTTTGTTTGGATGATGCTTTAACTATAGCATCACCTTCCTTACGGAATATCTCAAGTTCCTCTGAATTACTACGAGAACTCAGAATGAATCCCTTTAATTTACTAGTCAGTAGTAAGATATCCCTTGATCTATGAAGAACATATTCATTCTCCAAGAGATAATTGTAAGCCATACTAAGAACATGTTCGATGAACTTACTGATCTGTTCTCTATGGTCTGAATTCAACTCACTAGTCATCCAGTCAAGTATTAGAGGAAAAGCTTTACCATGGACAGTTGGTATAACTTTAGCCACAACATCAACCAGCTCTTGTTTATAAAAAGAATTCCTATCACCAACCACACTCAGGATGTAGTGCTGATATGACTCCAGTCCATGAACTTTATCCTTAACGATCTCTTCACCATCTGCATCGATCATGGTAGCAGATCCACTACCTATCTTACCACCATGTTCATGTACATGGATGAACTCAGCATAAATGTTCTTAAGCATATCCTTGATACGGCCTTGTAGATCATTGATAGCATTTACTATAGCAGTATCGTCATTGAATTTAATCACTGCCTGGATGTGTACTGATTCCTTACCTATGAACTCATCAGCCCTATAGTTAAACACAGCCTGCCATGTACCAAGTTTCTTAATCAAATACCTACCACTTAATCGTTCATAGACAGCCTGAGCGGTTTCAGTATCGATAGGGTATTTGAAATAATGAGCCAGTAAAGCCGCTATACTACGATATAGGAATACTAATACTACATCCCTACAAGCATCTATCCTAGCTTTTTCATTCAAATAAGGACTCGTCATGAACCTATGAACTTGATACATCACAGTCAAGTTCATCGGATCGCCAGAGATCTTAAAGTTATGGTTGATAGTGGTAACTCTTCTAACTTGATTCAATACCACATCTTCATCTACATCAACCACATCGTTAAAATAACGAGTGTAATCGTTATAAACAAACCTGATGCGATGTACACCGATCAAGTTACCACCAAAGAAAGCACGATGGTCATGGTTATCATGAACGAACTGAACCTGGAACAGCTTAGCTTTTTTAGCCATACGGCTATCGAATTTCTGGCTACCCATCAATTCATCGAAAGCTTCCTTAAGTGTTAACTCATCCATGATAACGTCCTTTTGTATTAACTAACATCAGAACTCATATCCTGACATCCCTGATCCTCAACACCAGCACACATCCTATCAAGCATATCCTGATAGAAAGGAGATAAAACCTTTTCTGGTGTCTTATCCACTACTTGCTCGGCTATGAGCGTATACATCTGAGCATGAACACCATCTGGTTCAGCAACCATAGTAGGGTTGCCTTTATCAGTCTGTTCACATATACTTATATGTAAAGGTAATGAGCTCAATAGTTCAACACCATGTTCTTCTTTGAGCCGTTTACTAGCTCCTTGACCAAAGATATGCTCAACCTTACCACAGTCAGTACAAACATGAACACTCATGTTTTCAACAACACCATAAATAGGCACACCCATGTTCTCATACATTTTCATACCTTTGAGAACATCGATCAGAGCGATATCTTGAGGTGTGGTAACTAACACCACACCAGTCAATGGCATTTGTTTAGCCATAGTGATAGGGATATCACCAGTACCGGGAGGCATATCTACAACTAGAAAATCTATATCTTTCCAATTGGTTTCTGTTAGTAATTGTTTAAGGACCATAGTGACCATAGGACCACGCCAGCTCATACTAGTAGTCTCATCAACCATCAGTCCCATGGACATCACCTGCAGTCCATATGACTCAAGAGGGTCTAATCGCATACCATCACTACTAGTAGGATGAGCTCCATCTAGCTTCAACATCTTAGGAACAGACGGGCCATAGATGTCGGCATCCAATATCCCAACTCTCTTACCCATCTTGCTCAAAGCCAAAGCTAGATTAACAGCTACAGTGCTCTTACCAACCCCGCCCTTACCACTACTTACAGCAATGATATTTTCGATACCAGGTATCAAAGCCATCCCACGTTCAAACTTATGTTCCTGGATAAACTTCTTTTTACTTATTTCATCCATGACCAACTATCTCCTGTTTTAAACAAAACAACCACTGCGGTGGTTACTCTTTATCCTCATTTGGTTTAATAAAGTTCATGAAAGCTTCCCTGCTATAGAAAACCTTATCAGCATACTTAATGGCATGTTCTACAACTAAACCCGTCTTATTATTCAAACTACCATCAAGGTTTTCAAATACAACATACTTCCTACCTTTTTGATCCAACGCCAGTCTCAATCCATCAAACGACTGGTTGGTATTTTCATCCATGTTCTTACCATCATCAACATAGACAACAGCAGGCTGGCTTTCAATTTCACCACCAGCTAACTTACCTCCCATGTACAAGATCATACCAGCCATTTGACTGGTAGATTCAATAGCAGCTACTTTGCTACCTTCAAATACCTTATGAAGAGCTTCAGCATAAACCTTAGACAACGGACCAGATATGATCACACCAGCCTCCTCAATGTCATTATTAGCATTAGTGTTTGTTTCTTGTTGGGATTGTTGTTGCAACTGGTCATTAGTAGCAGCAACGGCATTGTCCTTAAGCTTATCGTCGTCTTGGTATTTATTCAGATCAAAAACAGGCATGTTAGCCTCCATCTATAGTGTCCAGATGATCTCGACACACTCAGGTATTTAACCATCGATGCTAGCTCACCAAGAGCCGGCATCGATGGACTATTTGGTAGTACTGGTTACTGCTATTCTTCTTGTATAACCACGGATATTATTGTATTTATAGAAATGACGTACACACCATATTATTATAACCATGGTGCCAAGGCACCATATCCATGGCTTCCTATTAGGCTTAACATTGGCTAGATCTAAAGATAAAGATAAGCTAGCTCACTCCGTCATCCACTCCGTCTTCGACTCCGTTCCTTCCTGCGCTCGATAATCTACTAGTTCCAAAATATGATAAGGGTTTGGAAATATTTTACCTACACGGGTATGTCAATGATGATATGTCGTACATAACCATGGTCATAGACTATATGTTAGTTTGAGCTAACATATAGTCTAACCTAGGAATGAGCGAGTTAATATATACCTAATAGGCTAAGGATGAACTTAAGATAGTCAAGAAGACTATCTTAAGTATCCTAACCAATAGCAATAAAAGATCGAGTATAGCCTTTAGTACATATACCATGCGGTTTCGGCAGTGTTCATTCGCTATATATGATTAGATGTTTTTTCTTGCTTAATAGAAACCTATATGGGTATATATTTAATACGTGTAGTATCTGGCTAATTGGTATTTAGAAAAAACTTACCGATTGGCATTCTGTGGAGATATCACCAACGCTTCCCTAACAGGAAACGCTGGTGGTATCAAGAATATCCAAACCTTCCTTAAAAGGAGTTCTCTATAGCAACAACCTTTTCTTCAACTTGGGAATAGGAAATCCAATGCACTTTATCCACAAGCTTATCTTCGTCATATTACTGACGCTCTCTCCATTGACATACTCAGGAAATAAAATGTCTCTGGATGAATATCTTCAAAATTACATGAAGTTAACACAAGACCAGGCTATGGTGATAGTAGATGTGGTAAAAAACATACCAACAACTCTCATCGATCCTTACTTGTTGTTAGCCATCATGGAACAGGAGACGCGTTATCGCCCTAACCTTAAAAACAAATCTGGTTCAGTTGGTCTTATGCAAGTAGTACCATACTGGCACAGAGCTAAAATCAAAGGGCGAAATGTAATGGATCCTCACGTCAATGCAGAAGTTGGAGCTATGGTATATTTTGAATGCTTCAAGAAGAAGCGTAATATCACCAAAGCTCTAACTTGCTATAATGGCGGAGGGACGAAAGGATACAGCGAGAAGGTAGTAAGTCGCTGGAAACAGCTTCAAAAATTAGTGAGTCTAACTTAGGAAAGGGTAGAAAATATGAGCACTATGTGTGTAGTTGGCTGTGGTGGAGCAGGCATCAACCTGGCCCAGCATTTTGTCAACACTGGTGAAGCCGGTTACGCAGAAATCGATGTCTTCACTGTTGATACTTCTCGTAGCAATCTTACAGATAAACTCGATCCAAGTAAGGTTTATCTCTTTGATGGCATGGATGGTTCTGGTAAACTCCGTGCTGTCAACTACGAACAAATTTCTGAGCGGGCTAAGGAACTCGTACAAAAGATCGGGACCCCTGATATCATCAACGTTATTCACTCTGCTTCTGGTGGATCTGGTTCTGTGATCGCACCCGTTCTTGTTAGTGAGTTGGTTAAGAAGGGTCGTCCTCTTACCGTTACTCTGATCGGTTCGACTGGTTCTCGTATCGAGATCGAAAACACTCTTAAGACTCTCAAGTCTTATGCAGCTATCAGTGATTCAACTGGTGTGCCGATCGCTGTTACGTATTTCGAAAACTCAGCAAGTAACCCTCGTGGTAGTGTTGATCAGCAAGTTCGCATGCATGTCATCATGACCTCGCTGTTCTTCTCTGGTAAGCATCGCGAGCTTGATACTGCTGACCTTCAACATTTCTTGAACTATCCCAAGGTCACGTCTTATAAACCGTCCATGGTTAAGCTTGATTTCTTTGACGGTCATGAAATCACTCTCAATAAGGACGAGGCTATCATTGGTGTAGTTACTCTTACCGATGAGGATAAGTCTGCTGATATCAAACATCCGATCGAATATCAGGCAGTTGGATTTTTGCCTAGTGTTGTTAAGCAGAACACTACCTTTAACATGCCGATTCACATGGTCTTGGTGGCTAATGCTTTTGCTGAGATCGCTCACCGTTTGGATGCTCGTCTGCGTGAAGCCGATGACACGCGCTCTGCGTTCGTTCATCGTTCCATCGTCGATAACTCCATTCAAACTACTAAAGAAGGTCTTGTGCTTTAATTTCAATAACATCATCCATGGTCCATTTACGGACCATGGATGATCTATTTAACTTAATGGAGTTATTATGAATAGCCACGATTTAGCGAAAATTCTACTAAAACTTCCAAATTTACCAATAGCAACACATGCTCATAATAACACATATATGTCGAAGACAAATGCGCGCTCACACGGTCCTTTAAAGATTGCTCTATTAAAGACCTATGGTGGTGACCATATTGTAATTGGAGACATTAGCATAAAGAACATTAATCCTCCAAACTGGTATATCACGAATGTTTATGTTGGAGAAATCCCTAATGAACACTGGTATCAAAGGAAGACATAATGTATCGTAAACCCCACCAAAACGACCCGTATCAAACGATCTTTCCTTAGGACGATGCCTGTATCGTTTTTCTTAAAAAAACTCAAGGATAAGGCTATAAGGTGGCCTAGAGGGGATTTGCCGTGAAACCAGTAGAGACGCTCTACATAGTCAACATCAATGAAGTATGGGCGTATCTCGACGAGAGGTTGCCTTTATTATTGGACGTGCATTACTTTCGTCCAAACATGATCGAAGACTATACAGCTATGATCATTACTCAGTTGTTCTCAGATGTGTTATATGAACTAACTGGTCGTTATATCCGTCCACCAATTAAACCACTCTTCGAAGAGACCCTATATGCGTTCTATGATGATTTAAAATATCAACTTCTTCCGTTGATGATTAGGATCTTCAAAGGGTCTGGTGTCGATGTAAGTAGGATAGACAGGATCGACTATATGGCTACTAGATCTGGTATGATAGTCTGTGTAGCTAGATACCATCACAAACAGCATTCAAGGAGATTTTAATGAAACCTCTTGTAATCTATCACGACAATTGTGTTGACGGTATCATTAGTGGGTTCTTAGCTTGGAAGGTATTGGGCGATGATGCTGAATATCTTCCAGGTGACTACTATAAACCAAATTTTGCTAGAGAAGTTCTTGATAAAGCTCCTGGAAGACAGGTTTATATCCTGGATTTTAGTTTTCCAGTCAAGGTGATGAAGGAACTATTCTGTCTAGCCGAAAGTGTGGTCTGGCTAGATCATCACAAAACATGCTTTGAAGATTATTGTGGTGGATATACTCAAGGCATGGTTTTAGAGCAAAATGGTAGCATTCTTGATCCAGTCACTATTAGGCTAAACGACAATAAATCAGGAGCCATGCTTACATGGGAATATTTTTTCCATGGTGAAGAACAGCATTTGTTTGTTAAACTGGTAGATGACTACGATCGATGGATAAAGAAATATCCAGGTACAGATAGCTTTAATGCAGTGATGAGAAGCTATCAACCGTGGTCTTTTGAATATCTTGATCTATTGCTTTGTGATGCTGATGGTGGGTTTAGTGATAGCAAGGTAGACGGGTTGATAGAACAAGGAGTGCATATACTTCGTGCTCAAAAAGCCATTGTTGAAAAAGCTTGTGCTAGCGCTAAAGAAGTGACGTTTGTAGTTACTGATGGCGATAAAATCTATCCTCATGTCGGTCTGATGGTTAATTCTAATTGCTATCCAAACGAAATTGGTGAAGCTTTGGCTAAAAAGTCAGGGACATTTGGCGTCATTTGGCATTTAAAGAAAAATGGTAGTGCCAAGCTTGCTTTTAGAAGTAATGAATATGATGTTTCTTCTATAGCTAAAGCTTTTGGTGGTGGTGGCCATAAAACAGCAGCAAGTTGCGTAGTACCTATTGAAAAGATCATCAAGGCCCTTTCTCAAGAAGAGGTGTAGAGTGAAAGATAACAGTCCATATTACGAACCAGTTCCTGAGAATGAACTCTTAACACCAACTGGAGTTTTGGTTCTAGATGCAGATAAATATGCTGATTTTCTCATGGGGGATGGTCTGCTCAATAAGGTCGTAACTCCTGAAGAAGGACTTTATCTTCCATGGTCTGTTAAGCCATTCTTACCAGCTGGTGTTTATTATCCTGCTGGTAGATATGGTGATGAGTTACTGGCCATAACTAGCCTAGATGCTCTTTTGGATATAGATCACCCGGTCGTTCATGAAAAATATCCTAAGAGGATTATCCAGCATACTGTCATCAAGAAGTACAAGAAGCTTCTAAGAAAACAACCGCCATACAACATCTCTGCCGTTAAGCTTATATTTGCTTTTGTGGTTGCTACTATTCGCGGATTGGCTCCAGTAAACAGTTATCACGTTGGTAGATTTCCAACGATAGAAGATTGTTTAGATGAACAGTATCACACAGTAGAGGTGTCTGATACTATTGAGTGTGCGCTAGATAGTTTATATCTGGCTCTCCGTGAATTTGTTGGCAGAGATACATGGCATCTTTACGATATGAAACTAGTCGGTACATCTATAGTTATTGAGAAATTGATAGACTATAGAGTATTCGACTGGTATAGAATTCAGAGGGAAGGATGTGAATCATACGACGACTAATTTCCCTAAACTGGTTGTTATTGATTATAGTCCACTGAAAGAATACCAACCAGCCACCAGGTTTACAAATGAAGCATATAAGACGGTTGTTGATACCATCGTCATGACCTATCCCTATGGTCCTTACGATACAGAAGTATGGGAAAGGCTTGAGAAAGTCATGGAGTTGAGTAATCTTTCGGAATACGATCTTCAGGCCCTTGAGATAACCATTGAGGATGTAAGGTCTGTTTTAGATCACTACATGGATAAGTTTTTTGGTAAAGTATACCGTCATCAAGAATTGTATGTATTCAGTAAATTCCTAGGCCCATGGATAGTAGCGTTCTATTACACTGGAGACCTAGTAGAGAGACAGCAAGAATATTAAGGAGACAAGAACATGGAACCAACTTTTAAACCAGAGTTCTATCGCGTGGTTATCATAAGACTTCCATTTGACATCAGGGATACTATCTATTACAGCATCACTACCAATGGTGTTTGTATTGAGCCTGGTTCTACTGACGCGTTTGCTAGTATCCTTTTGGATATGTTGAAAGATCCAATCCTGGCATTGGCTAGCATATTTGATGAACTACACAGTTATAGCAAAATGGGTCTTTTGAAACCAGACTCCGGTGATGAGTCTGAGATCGATGAAAGATTTATCCTTAGAAAAGCAGGTAAGGAAATGTCTGACATCATTGACCATATTTGCGATATGTTCAAATCGAATCCAGACGAACTCCAGTTCTATAACCATGCCACGATAGTTAACCATGGGTTGGTTCTGATGCATATCAGATGTCCGGAGGATCTTGATGCAGTACCAATCTCATAATCAAAGCTATGAGAGAAAAGCTGTAGTCATCTCTATAGCTGATTTTGCACCGTACCTTTTCAATAAACTAACGAATAGTCCAGAAGTCCAAGCTCGCTTCACTCCCAGTGAGCTTGGACATGGTGTTGGTCTGATATATCAAGAAATGTTGTATCAGATATTTGAGATAATAGATGCTGATCTGAACATCTTTTGGACTAACATGACTAATTATCCTGATGTAAACAGAATGTGGAAATGTGGAAACCCTGAGCTTGGTTTACTTACAGACAATCTTAGGGATCCATTATACCAGGTTTTGAAATCGGTCATGAGTGAATTGGCATATAACATCTGGCAGCGACTAAGGGAGTATAATCTCCTGGATGGACGTCAGGTTTATCCTGAACGTATAGCTGTTGATTTCTTAATCCTGGGAGTGGCACAACATGCTCTTCAATCTGAACCGGTTATATAACTTCACAACCTATGCACCTGCATTGTTTAGCGATGCATTTAAACAAATGCGGGTAATAGGTATAGTTGGTTATAACACTGCCAAACAGCATAGTAATGTGGATGTTCTGCAACGGCAAATCTTCCCATTACTACCAGCAGGAACTCCTGATAGAACAGCTGATTATACATACTTACTTTTTGAGTCGTCAGCTGGAATCAAGTCCGTTTTAGCATACCCATGGATCATTGAGAATTCCATAGTCGAAGTTGAGTCTATCAACCTGTCTGTTTCGGTTTTTGATATTGATGATACCGACATGAATAAAATTCGCGATGTACTGAATTCTATGGGATATAAATTTACCATGCAGCAGATGAATCCTTAGTCTGTTGTATGATTGGTTTGGGGAAGGAGCTATCTGAGGCAAGCCCTCCATCTGGCGATCGAAGCGATTAGCTTTGGGTACTGCGGCCCATCAAGCAACCGATACCTCACCACTATCGTCTCCTGTGTGTGTTGAGGACAATCATCGACAGTCAGGTCGATATACATCGCATCCTTCGCTTTGCTCCTTCCCCTCCCTAACCGGCTTCTCCTCCGGATGTATCTCGCGATTGCATCCGATTTTACTTCCTGGCCATAAACCAGGAAGTCTTTCTGTTTCATCGTCTCCCTTGTTAGGCTTAGACCCACCTCGCAAAAGCGGGGTGGGTTCTTTTTTTGCCACTAATCACATCGATTGGTTAAGAAGAAAGGACAAGAAAATGATCGGTAGAATAATTGGCTGGTGTAGAATAGTCGACAAACCAACTGAAACTATATTTCACCACGGTAAAATAGAAGATATAGCCGGCAAAGAACTACCAGTACTTGAGCGTAACGATCTAGGTGATTGTTTGTGTCTATACAAGGATGTTGGTTTGGTTGATGTAGAGCATACAGATGTAGCTGAATTTAGACCTGCTCCTGTTTCTACTGTTGAGGATATATTGAGAAAGTTCATGGCTGGGATGGATAGATAATGTCAGAGCAACAGCTATTTCTTAGGGAAAAAGAATACTACCAAAGAGACATACAGCCTATCAATCATTATCTTGAACAGGCTGCTATGTATATCAGTAAGATGTCCGGTGATCCCATCGACCAATGTAAAGAATTCGTAAGGCATGTGATCACTAGTAAGCAATCTGGTATCAAAAACCCAGTTGTGAAGTTCTTTCATCGTGGTGATAATGGCGATAGATTAGTTGATCATATCTCTCTATCTAGATATATAGATACCTTGGTTAAGAGAGATCTTATCCTGGCTCCAACCTTTACTTGCTATAAGAACCCAACCCAGATACCATCTAAGCTAGTTGGATTCGTAGAAGGTAATAAGAAACGCAGAAGCCAAGCTAAAAAAGAAGGATTCAAAGCTAAAGCAGCCGGTAATAATGATCTGTTCATCATGAAGGACAATGAACAGAAGAACATGAAGAACTATAACAACAGTATGTCTGGAGCATTTGGTAGTAAGGGTTCGGTATTTTATAACCCAACTGCTCATAGTTCACTTACCTCTACGATTAGATCTGTGAGTTCTTTTGGCAACGCCTCCAATGAACGTGTAGTGATGGGTAATCGTCATTACTATAACGAGGATATCGTTCTCTATAATCTCAATTGTTATTGCACAGAGATAGATAGAGATGAAATCAAACAAGCCATAGAGCATTATAAACTCCATATTCCTACAGTACAGGAAGTTATGGATTGTATAGAATACTCCACTAGGTTCTATTTCCAGAACCCACTAGCTATGGAGCGCATCCAAGCTTATGTGGAAAAGATGGACGATATAGAAAGAGCAGCCTTCTGCTACATAGGTGACCTATATCGCATACGTGTACTTAATAATGACTTCATGTTGGAGTTCATTAATAGACTCAGTAAGAAGTGCACCGGGCATGTTGAAAATGCTCTAGATAAGATCTGGTCCATCGATGAACAAATCTTAAACTACGCTCATCAAATTGGTTATAATGATCTCAGAGGTAAAGGTAAAGATTATGCCAAGATGCCTTATGAGACAGTCTGTATGCTGGTACTTACATCTGAGAACATAGCACAAGTTCTCAAGGACTATGACTTATTCATCAAAGCGTTTTTCCTAACCAAGATGGTTCCAGCCAGTCATGCGTTCATCCGTTCCATGATGCGTAGGTCGGTGGTATTATCCGATACGGATTCTACCTGTTTCTCTACCGATGACTGGATGTTATGGTATTTTGGTAAGATCAATTTCAGTGAAGAAACCTTTGCCGTCTGTGGTGCTGTGGCTTTCATAGCAACACAAGCAGTATCTCATCTATTAGCTATTCTTTCAGCTAACATCAATGTTCCAAGAGAAATGCTTCATGATCTAGCTATGAAGAATGAGTTTCTCTGGACAGTTCACATGCCAACTAACGTTGCTAAACACTATGCAGCATGGACTGTGGTGCAAGAAGGTAACGTCTTTGCTAATCCCAGTCTTGAGATCAAAGGTGTTCATCTCAAGAACTCAGCAGCTCCTCCTGACTTAATCAAAGGAGCTCATGCGATGATTACTGAGATACTTACAACAGTAAGTCAGAACCAACCGCTAGAGTTACTGAAATATATCAAGCGAGTTCAAGACATTGAGCGCAGTGTCATGGAATCGCTTAGGTCTGGTGAGTCGAAATACCTAAAACAATCCAAGATCAAAGATGCTAGCGCATACTCACTACCAGAAGACGAATCACCATATCAGCACTACAAACTCTGGTTAGAAGTATATCAACATGCATATGGTCCTATTAACCCACCACCATTTGGAACTCTCATCATACCAACCAAACTCAGGAACAGAACAGTTCTGAAAGAATGGGTGGATTCTCTTCCTAATGTAAAGATGAGAGAAGCCATGGTTGAGTGGTTAGTAAGAAAGAAAAAGAATGATCTGAATACCATATACCTACCATCCGAGTATGTTCAATCACATGGTGTTCCTCAGGAAATCAGATCCATCATGGATATTGAGAAAATAGCCATAGACCTTACATTGGTATATCGCATCATTCTTGAGTCACTTGGATTCTTTGTTAAATCTGGTAGTTTGGTATCTAATTATACATGAGAGATTTCGTATATATACATACGACATGAATGACATCGGAGACCTTATCTGAAAAAAATATGATCACATATATATTAAGTGAGACAACTAGCAATAGTTATCTTTACCGCATGTCTCATGTAGACATAATCCGGTCCAACTAACCGGTAGGTAATATGAGAGACTTAAGTTAAGTCTAAACCTGCTCAGCTATAAGGAACTGTAGCTTTTGTTATCTTGGCAAAAGACAAACACTTATAGAGTTATATAAAGTGAGCTAGAGGAAACAAGTAACCTCTAATGAGGTGGTTATACTACCTTGATTAAAGTATCGTTGATCTTCTCATAGTTGACGACAGCTTCGGCTGATTTTATGTGAGATAGGCGACCCCTGCTTTTACTAGAAAAGGCAATCGTCGAACCCTATAAAAAGGTGTGGTATTCTATGTTAAGACCACAACGAATCGTGTTAATTCGGCCTTTGTGAAGATCGCCTGGATGACACTACAGGAAGTGAGTGAAATACTTGCCTGTTGCTTTCTGGAATTGATCAGCCAGAGAGCAATGGAGAAGTATTTGGCGAATGTATTGCACCTGAGAGTTATCACAATGAGCGTAAAACCACGTCCTTCAGGGCGTGGATATAAGCGACTCCATATCTGCAACCATACCAAGCAGCGCCTGGACCGTAAACTCAAGCTATCCGAGCGCGAGTGGTCCTGCCCGCACTGCGGCCAGACCCATGACAGAGATCTGAACGCCGCTCAGAACATCAGGGATGAAGCCCTCAGAACCATGACCAACTTCCA